CTCACGATACAGATTGGTCCGTAAGTAGCTACAAAATGGTAGCAGAAATGAATACAGCTGAGGGTGTCATCGCAATCGCAGAAACACTGCCAGATACACTCGTTAAGAACTGTATGCTATTTCTGATGCGTGAAGGAATACAGCCCATATGGGAAGATCCAGCAAACCGGGATGGAGGCTGTTTTTCATATAAGGTACAAAACAAGGATGTGCCGTCAACTTGGAAGAATCTAATGTATGCTGTTACCGGGGAGTCTGTTACATACGACCGTGCCCTTCTTGAGTCTGTAAATGGTATTACACTTTCACCAAAAAAGAATTTCTGTATTATCAAAATATGGCTCAAAAATTGTCATCATCAAAATCCGCGCCAGATCAATGATACTATTGGTTTGAGTTGGAAGGGATGTATCTTCAAGAAACAGACACCAGAATACTAGTAATGATTACAACATTAGTAAAAACCATTCCACCCGCACAAATGTCATAATATGAAAAATTTTTCACATTATAACACAATACATTATAACGTATTACATTATGTAATAAGATATGATACAACATATGATATTATACCTTATTCTCTATCTCATTCTCTATCTCATTCTCTATCTTACTTGTTTGGAAACAATCTACCATTCATCAGTGCACAAAGTGTCTTCATTATCTTGTGGAACAGCAACAAGGCATAATTTGATTTCTCCAAGAGAAGCTACATTATACTTCACAACTAGTGGCAAACCATTACCCAAATACATCTCTATCTGAGAACACAGATTCGTGCATTTGATAAAATAACCCAGATTTTTAAGTGAGAACTCACCTTGAATAATAGTAGATTCATCCTCTTGTTGCACAAATTCCATATTACCATCTAATTCGGTGCGTCGCACTTCAGCTTGTGCAAATTGTCCACAGCAGCTGAAGATAAGCTCTTTTCCAACACTCTGTATTTGTAGTTTACCACTTATACAAGCCAAATCGCGAATGATCTTTTGAAAATCCACTGATGGTAAATTGATAATAGATTCGTATTCTACTTCAGGAGGTTCTAAGTCTTCCAAATCTGGTTCTATCAATCGCAATTTCTGTATTTTACATTGTCGTATGTCACCATTCTCAAACCGCAAGCCCAAATGCCGAACAACACCATCTGAATAATCACTATCTTCAATATAAATAGTTAGTGTGTCCTCATTGTCGATAGTATTAATCAACTTAAAAAGATGGAACATGTTTACACCAATCACAATCTTCTCTTTTTTACAATCATAATGCTCAAAATTCTCAGCCTTCAAAAACAAATGAGCTAAAATTGTGTGCGTTTTATCCATATTGATAATTCGCATACCTTGTTTGGTAAATGTGATATTCGTTTCCACTAGAATATCCTTTAGCGCTGTCATTAACGTCCTAAACGGTGGAATCTGTACCGTCTGAATTTCTAAAACCTTAGAACCAGACATTCTTGAATAGTCTTATACAATCATAGTCCCAACCTTTAAATACTTAAACGTTGTGAATTATTGTCAGTTCTATGTGTAAAACATAACTATATACAACGAACATACGTATATACAACACATTCTACTAACAAATCGCGTGTTAGAATACTTTTCAATGTCATATAAAGTTTTTGTTGTATAATAAAATTATATATTCTAGAGACACATAACGGGTTATAATCCAACTACATTATGACATCACAAGAAACTAATAGTTTAGATACAATACGAAATACATGTATTAAGTCTGTTAATAGTATTATAGACGCAAACGCTTCTAATGAATATGCTTTACAAAGAATTATGAAGTATTGCACTGAATTGATGCCAAACGCAGTAGAGACTAGTATAAAATTACGAGACGAACGTGAACAACGTAATAATGAACTGAAGTATCGAAGCGAAGAATTTATCAATCATTTTTTCAATGCGAATGTGCAATACTATTATTTATCGGTTCCTGAGTTATATATAATGTGTATCAATGATACATATGAACCGACAGATGAAGATGAAATTTCATATTCGGTTTTATCATCATTATCGAAAGATCACACATTGCGTGTATGGAAGCATAAAATAAAAACACAAATATTGAGACAAATACGTCAAACAAAAATTACTGATGTAATACCGTCGTCAACAACAATACAAAGCGTAATCCGAAGCATTTACCCATCCGTATTCCAAAGTAGAACAGAGGCAAAATATTTTCTGACGATATTGGGTGATTGCTTGGTCAAGAAAGACACTAATTTAACATATTTTATTCATCCTAGAGCAAAGAAATTTATAACATATATTGTCAACAATCTGACCGCGATAGTTGGTAACAATGCTTCACCTATTTCCACTGCATTTAAATTCAAATATTGTAATCACTCTCTTACTGATTGTAGACTTCTGCGTGTTCAAGGATATGGCAATACACTACTTTGCCCACAAGTAAAAGCATTAGATTTATTCTTCGTATCACAATATTACTCAGAACGCTATAGCTCTGCTGACAAGTTTTTGGCGCAATGCCCTCTTGAGTCACCAGTTCAGCACGCACGTTATTTCATAACTCATACCAAACAAGATTGTGTTGAACATTTTTATAATAATGTCATAGAGAAGACCGAAACGAAACTTACCCCGTATGTTAATAATCGTAATGTTCATTTTATATGGAAGCGATTTCTGGAAATGAACCAAATACCAAATGTCCTATTGAATCGTGAGTTGTTGCCATCGCTCCTTGTAATACCCGAGCTAAAAGAATCATATAAAGATGACACATTTACCTGTTACACGAGCAAACTATTACCAACGATTGATTTGTTTATGACATTTTGGGAAAATACGATACATATTGGAAAGCAAGATGAACCAAACTCACCAAATAGCCAAACGGACCACGGTGAATTCCAGCAACTTGAAATTGATGAAATCACTTACTTATTTGGTTCTTGGGTGAGAAGTAGAACAAATAATGCGTCAGTATCAACGAATGCAATTATTGATGATGAAATGGCACTTGCACTAATAAGACATTTTTATCCCGATATAACAGTTGAACATGATAAGTTTATTTACGATATCACGTGTTCGTTATGGGATAAAGAGAAAGATGTTACTGATTTCATTGAGTCGTATATTGTGGAGACTAAGGTAATTAATGCTGACAAAGTAATTACTATTGACGATGCTTATAAATTGTATTGTAATGCGCGAAGAACTGAAGGACCGTGTTTAGCCAATAAACAATACTTTGAGAGGATTTATCAAGATATTACAATGAGTTCTTAGTAAGAGTCATAAATGGGCAATATAACATATTATTATTTCTTATCTTGAGTGCGACTTCATTATATAGAATGTCGGTTCTTGTGTTATAATATTACTATAAAATAAGAACTAAAATGACATCACCAGTTTATCAAATGGGTGAAAAAAGACGCGAAAGACAGTCTGATATGGATACTATACTTGATGAACTTGAAGAACAACTTAAAATGTGCACTAATTATGAGAAAGAACATCCATATTGTAAATATGGAGAGGCTTGCTATCGCAAAGACCCATCGCACAAAGATGATTTTGCACATTTAGATGACTTCAAGGAATGTACGGACATTTATTTAGATATGAGTTATCGTGTATACAAAGATAATGATGACGAATTCCCAAACCGTTGGTATAACATTATTGATGAATTCTTGAAGGAACACGATTTCACAAAACAAGATTCATTATACTTCAATATAATGGGTAATATATGCGAACACATGGATGAGTATGTCAAACGGTTTGGCAAGCGTTTTATTGCGTTAATTCTAATGCGTCAAGAAGAACAAGCTGTAACTGGTATGTTTCCTGTGTCTTTGAAAGGTCGCATTTCACGATGTCTCAAGAAACTAGGGTCACCAGATACACGTTATTTATCAAATACAGCATTAACCATATCATCTGCTTTACGATAAGTATACTACCAATTACATTGGACATACCAACTTATACCAACTTATACCAACTTATACTACATAGCGTTTTCTATATGTTATATAGGTCAAACTAGTTTACTATATAATGTATTATTTACCGGAATGTGCTATTATGAACACCACTCTGGCTGCCTTCTTCAAATGGCAATAAAGATGACCAATATACATTTAAATTATGTCTTCCTGCTATGTAAATCATCTCCCAGTCGACTGGTAAAGCGATAGGGAATAATTGTGTTAACATTTTGCGTGCAGCTGTTTTTGATAAAAGGTAAGAACAACATGTTCGCGATCTACAATTATTAATCTTATACCAGTATTCGTTATCATCTGTCACTATACCGATGCTTTCACAAGTCAAACCACATCCTGCGTGTAAATATGCTAAATCAAGGTCATCAGGAACATCATTGCTGAGTTTTTCCAGTATTTCTTTACAATCATCTGTTACAACTGCGTCGTCCTCTAAAACCAAAGCATACTCGTCATCTCCATTCGCAACCTTATACCATATATCTGTGTGGTTAAAGAAATTCGCAAGATAACGAGGATTTCTACAAATGTTGAACTCCATTGGTTCTATTCCACAAAGCCATCCTTCTGAAGTTACATAACGATATGTGCTTGTAGTACATAACTGATAGTGTTTGTCATCTATTTCTTTGTAATCAAACTTTTCATTAAAATATACACGGTCATAACCAAGTTTACCTAATGCTTTTTCTAAATAAGTTTTCCTTTTGGTTAATGGTGGGTAATGGGCAATAAACACCGGAAGGTTCAATAAATTTAGCTTCATTCTGGTTCACAAATTGATAATTTATTAACAACTTCTGTATTTATGTTAATAAATAGATACTCATATATTACATTTGCGTGGGTTGCTGTTGTTCATAAGTGCTACGAAGTGCTGTAAACGCAGAACGATTAACATTTCCTTCTTCTAGATGTTGCTGAGGCATAGGTGCTTGGTTAAGTGCAATGATAGCCGAATTAGCACTAGATGCCGAAGATACAGCAGGCACATTGTTCACTACAGGTTGGCTTCCAGTATTATGTATTTGGATTATTGTTGAGGCATCATCTTCATTTTCTTTTTGCTCTCCTAAAAGTTTGCTGAAAGGTGAAGGACGTTCCTTTCTATAGGCATCTAGAACAACGCGTGCGGCAGTATTCAGTGTGGGTGCATCTTCTACGAGTTTGGTAAATCTTTCATTGACGTATTCCAAGAAATCAACAAAAGAACGTTTGGGGGTTTCTCTGCCTCTCAATATTGACATCTCAATTTCCCTAGCGAGAAGATTAAAGTTGCGATATGTCTGACGGTGACCTTCTTGTGTTTTTGCTAAATTAAAGAATGAACCAACTGTTGACATACCTGTCATAAATATTGCTAAAGCAGCATTTGCACCAGCAGGCACGGTATCTGGGTTCAAACTCAGTGTGGATAATACCGCACCAACTAAAATAGGTGGCAAACTAACAACATTATGCCACTTATTATAAAAACGAAAAGCCATATTATGTGCTTCTCTTCTTGCTTGGCATAATTGCCACGTGGGTTCAAGCAACAAGCATTGTTCGTCAGTCCAAGGCTCAACTGTAACGGTCGCAGACATTGTTATAATTATATAATACACTAAAAAACAAACGCAATATGGATAATTTTGGCTCCATAATTGGTGTATTGGCGGATTGCGGTAATAATGTTTTCTTTAAGTAGTTTTAAAATAT